CCGGGAGCGAATAGGTGGACGGTTGAATACCGCCGTTGTGCCTACGTCCCACAATGCACAGACTCAACCTGTGTGGGGCGTTCGCAAAAGAAATTCCAGTCGGAAACAGAAGCCGCAAACGCATGGAACAGGAGGGCTGACAATGGCTGAGACTAAATGTTCCGCCGTAAAAAATGGCATTGTAAAGCGTAAAGGAAAAGCAAGTTTGGAGTTTTTCTATTGTGGTAGAGCGCATTATTACTGTTATGGCTACATCGACAGAATGACTGATGAACCGCTCGAAGTTTGCCGTGCGTGCAAATCAAATGTTAGGTTTGCACAGGACGATATGGATATGCTGATGGGGAGGACTGACAATGGCTGACGAGGTAAAAGTCCTGCATACAGGAGTAAATAGCGTACACACGCCCATGTCCATGCCGTCCCGCATTTGTCTTATTTGCCGCAAACTTGAATTTCCAAACGCTGAGGTGTGTACAGAGATAGGTTGGATTTGCCCGGAGTGCGCAAAGCGAATTATGCGGATGATTTATAAGGGGGACGATGATGGCTGAATACATAGACCGCGAGGTGCTTATAAAAACAACAAGAGAAACTCCGTTCACCATGTCAATGTGCTTGACGGTGGAAGAATGCAAAGGGATGAACGAAGCACGTGAAATCCTTGCGGACATCTTTGAAATTCTTCCAGCCGCAGATGTTGCCCCGGTGGTGCGATGCAAAGATTGCAAACACGGCACACGACTCGTTTGTGACCTTGCAGGAAACGAGGGCATTGAGTGCCGTCACGGGAATATCGCTCATAGGCTTGATTGGTTTTGCGCTGATGGAGCAAAGATGGACGGAGGCGAGACATGACAGTTAGGTTAATCATCGCCGCCGAGATTGCGTGGATCATGTTCCGCTTCGGGATGCTCCCGGTGGAGTCGTTGTACGGCGTTGCATTGCTGATCATCGTTGGACACGTTGCGGACTTGATAATTGGGAGGAAAGATGGACGTTAAACGATGGCTGTCCAGAGCCAAAAGGATAGACGAGCAGATAGACAGGCTTGTCAATCTGAGGGACGCAGAGCGAGAACGGATCATGAAGGTCACACAGACAATCAGCGGAGACATCGTGCAGACCACGAAAGACCCACACAAATTCGACAAGCTGGCAGAGTACGAGGACAGGCTTGACCAGATGATTGACAGGCTGTACGACACAAAGACCGAGATTCTGGATGTCATAGCGCAGATTACAGACAGCCGATACCGTGACATCCTTATCGGCCGTTATCTGGACGGCCTCACGTTTGAGGAGATAGCCGTGCAGATCAAATACTCCTACAAGCAAACGTGCCGTCTCCACGGAAGGGCGTTGCTCAAAGTGTTGGAGGTGCTTGATGAAAAGGATGTTTGAACCGTGCAAGTATCGACCGGAAGGCGTTGACTGCAACGAGCAGAGGTGCGGACGGTGCGGTTGGAACTACATCGTGGAACAGGAGCGGAAGAAGAAACTCCGCAGCGAGAAACCGCCGAAGAAGTACAAACCTACGACCTTTACCGAAACATGGCCTTGAATGTCCTATTGAATCTGTGATAAAGTCTATAATGCAAAGAGAGACGGAGCAAACCGCCTCTCTTTTTTATTGCTCACCGTTTCGCCTCCTTGGCGGTGAAATGGAGTCGCACATGGCAGGATGGGAAACCGGGATGCCGAGTGCGTGGGAAAGCTGACAGAGTGGAGGGGCTGTCGCAATGAAAGAGTGGGCCGAATGGTTCTACAAGTCCAAGCACTGGCAGAAAGTCAGAGAAGGGTACATCAAACACGCAGGAGGCCTTTGCGAAGAATGTTTGAAGTCCGGGATCTACAGGCCAGGAGTCATCGTCCACCACAAAATGGAACTGACACCGCAGAACATTCAGAACCCGGAGATTGCTCTGGACTATGCGAACCTTGAACTCCTGTGCCGGGACTGCCACGCAAAGATGCACGACAGAAGAAAGCGAAGATACAAGCTGGACGAACTAGGCCGAGTTATTTTCACTTGAACAACGCAGGAGCGCAGAACGCATCGCAGACAAACTTCCGTTATAGGGGAAAACAAAAGCGTCTCACATCGCATTCTGGAGCGCTATACCCCCCCCTATCAACCAAAAAAACAAAACGGCATTGGGAGACCGGTGCAGGGAAGTTCAGAAAAAGATAAAGCGACTTACGAGGAGGCCGTATGAGTTTGCCAGAGATAGCGAAAGAAAACTACATTTACGCATATTATCAGCAGATTAAAGACGGAACCGTCTGTGTAGGGCGGTGGGTGCGGCTGATTTATGAGTATCTGGTGGACGGCATCGAGAGAGGTGCTTTTTTCTTTGACATCAAGAAGGCAAATGCGGCGGTGGAGTGGATAGAGGGGCATTGTTTCCACACAGAAGGGCCTCTTGCTCCGGGGCCGCTGAAACTGGCCTTGTGGCAGAAAGCGTTGATCTCCTGCATCTTTGGAATCGTGAACGAGGAAGGGGTGCGGCAGTTCCGGGAAGTGTTGCTGGTTGTTGCCCGGAAGAACGGCAAGTCCCTTCTGGCGGCGGCAATAGCAAAATACACTTGGTGGGTAGACGGAGGATATGGGGCAAACGTGTTCACCCTTGCTCCGAAACTCGACCAAGCAGAGATCATTTACTCCGATATCTGGCAGATGGTGCTTCTGGATCCAGAGTGGCAGGACAGAAAGGAACGTCTGGAACAGGCCAAGAAGCGCAAGGAGTACGGTGACGATCCAGAGCTGGCAAGACATCAGATGACCCGGTTGTATCTTCCGAGCAACAACGGCTCAGTGAAGAAGATCGCATTCTCCGCAAAGAAGTCGGATGGATTCAACCCTTCCCTGTGCATCTGTGACGAGGTCGCATCATGGGAAGGAGACAAGGGCCTCAAACAGTATGAGGTCATGAAGTCTGGCATGGGTGCGAGACCGGAGGGCCTTATCCTGTCCTGTACGACCTCAGGGTACATCAACGATTCGATATATGACGAGCTGGTGAAACGGTCAACACGCTTTCTCCTTGGGGACTCCAAAGAGACGAAGCTGTTGCCGTTTCTCTATATGGTCGATGACATAGACCAATGGAACGACATCAACGAACTGCGGAAGGCGAACCCAAACATGGGGGTATCCGTTCCGGTCGATTACCTTCTGGAGGAGATCGCAGTCGCAGAGGGGTCGATGTCGAAGAGGGCAGAGTTCCTCACGAAGTATTGCTGTGTGAAGCAGAACTCCTCCATTGCGTGGTTGTCGAGCAAAACGGTCGAGAACGCTGCCGGGGAGCAACTGGACATCGAGGACTTCCGGGACAGCTATGCGGTGATAGGGGTTGACCTCTCGCACACGACAGACCTCACGGCGGCGGCGGTAGTGATCGAGAAGGCCGGGGAACTGTATGTGATAGCGCATTTCTGGCTCCCCGGAGAGAAGATAGACGAGGCCATAGCAAGGGACGGAGTACCGTACAACATCTACATCCAGAGGGGACTCATGTCTCCAAGCGGAGAGAACTATGTTGACTTCAACGATGTGTATCTGTGGATCACAAACCTTGTGGAGCAGTATCAGATCCTGCCGTTGAAGGTCGGGTATGACCGATGGTCGAGCCAGTACCTTGTGCAATCGTTGAAGGCCTACGGATGCCAGACCGATGATGTGTGGTTTGGGGAGAATCTGTACGGTGTGATGATGGAGACACAGGGGATGCTGGAGGATGGGAAGATCCACATAGGCGACAACGACCTCTTGAAGATGCATTTCCTCAACTCCGCAATCAAGATGTCCTCCGAACGTGGCAGAGGGAAACTTATCAAGGTCTCCCCTTCCGTCCACATAGACGGCATGGCAGCTGTGTTGTGTGCGATGACGATGCGGTCAAAGTGGGCGAACGAGATCGGTGAGTTGTTAAAGAACGAAGGTGGTTAAATATGGGACTTTTTGAAAAGATCTTCGGTCAGAGGCCGAAACCGAGAGGGAGTTATGAGGGGACGTTCCGAATGCTCAACGGATATGTCCCCCATTTCACTACTTGGGGCGGTGGGATCTACGAGTCCGAACTGTGCAGAGCTGCGATCAACACGATAGCGACCCACGTTTCAAAGTTGAGCGTGGAGATGCACGGTGCGGCGAAACCGTCACTCCAGAACAAAATGAAGCATGGGCCGAGCCAGTTCCAGACATGGAGCCAGTTTCTGGCAAGGGCCGCAACGCTGTATTACTGTCACAACAATCTGGTGATCACTCCAATCTGGGACGAGTACGGCGAGATCTCCGGGGTATACACTCCGCTCCCAGACAAGTGTGAGATCATCCAGTACGGTGGCAGACCATACCTCCGCTATGACTTCGGACGAGGCAAGTATGCGGCTGTCGAGCTGGAGAACTGCGGAATCATGACAAGAATGCAGTACCGGGACGATTTCTTTGGAGAAACGAACCGTGCGCTCAGACCCACGATGGAACTCATCCACACGCAGAACGAAGGCATTGCGGAAGGGGTCAAGTCGTCTGCGACCTATCGGTTCATGGCGAAGACCACGAACTTTGTAAAAACAGAAGATCTGAAGAAGGAAAGACTGCGGTTCTCCGAGGCGAATCTCATGAGTGATTCGGAGGGCAACGGTCTTTTGCTTTTTCCGAACACTTACGACCAGATCAAGCAGATCGAGAGCAAACCCTTTGTCCCGGACGCTGACCAGATGGCGGCGATCAAGGCGAACGTGTTTGAGTACTTCGGCGTGAACGAGGACATTCTGACGAACAAGTTCAACGCCGATACATGGTCGGCCTTTTACGAAGGGGTCATCGAGCCGTGGGCCTTGCAGTTTTCGGAGGTCATGACAAAACTCCTCTTTACCTTCCGGGAACAGTCCGAGGGGAACATGGTCATGGCAACGAGCAATCGGCTCCAGTACATGAGCAACTCTGACAAGCTGAACGTATCTGCGCAGATGGCAGACAGAGGATTGATGACAAGAAACGAGATCCGGGAGATCTGGAATCTGCCTCCGCTGCCAGAGCCGATTGGTTCGCAACTGCCCATCCGGGGCGAATACTACAACGTAACTGAGGAGAGTGATGAAAGTGGGAGTTAAACAGGGAGAAGGAATCCTTGAGCGGCTGGCTGACGGTCGGCAGTACCGGAACATCGATGTCTCATCCTTTGAGCGCAGAGCAGAAGAGAACGAGAAGATCGTCTCCGGGTACGCCACCACCTTCAACGAGCCGTATGAACTTTGGCGGTCTAGCTGGGACGGATACACCTATATCGTCCTTGAG